TGTAGTTCCTAGTGATAGAAATGTAGGTAAAAATCTACCTATATCAACTGTTGGTGGTTTTATGCCTATACATAGTTGGTCAAGAGGTTTGTCTTGGGCTTTTGAGTGGATGGATACTAGTGTCACAGAATTTACATTGAATGAAGATATCGTTATGTTTAATATTCTTTTTTCTAAACCTGTAAAAATAGAGTATCAAGATTGGAATGATGATTTTCATAGACACTGGAATAGAATTATGCAAGTAGGTATGGTAAGAAGAAATACTAATCAATTATACCCTGAAGCATTAGCAAGAAGAGATAAGAAGGTATTAAAGAATAAATGGTTTTCTCGTCTAAAAAAATAGTAAACAAAATGGAGATGTGGACTAATCACAAACCACTACTAGAAATAGCTCCACCTGTAAAAGCATCTCGTATGATGCCTGAATGGTTTGAAAAATTACATAGTGACATAGACGTACTAGATCCAGAGTTTCCGAAGACTGCACCTATATCTAAAGATTTTATGTCTCACACTATAAAGAAGTGTCCAGCTATTGTAGATTACGTAGCAGAAGGATTTATTATACCTTATTGGACTGATACGATAGTACAAAGAATAGATAACAAGTTTCAATTTGAACATAATCAAACTTCTCTTAATGATGGTTTTGGTCAAATAGAATTTCATAGTTTTGAACAATTACCTACATTTCCTTTCAAAGAAGGAGACTTTAATGAAGGTGTAAAGTTTATTAGTCCTTGGTTCTTTAGAACACCACCGGGCTGGTCTACTTTATTTTTACCACCTTTGCTTCATAATGAAGATAGATTTACTTTATTACCCGGAATTGTTGAAACTGATGTATTCCATCAAGTAAACTTTCCTTCCATTTTTCATTTGGAAGGACAGACTATAATAAAAAGAGGAGAACCTTTCTTACAAGTGATACCTTTTAAGAGAGAATCCATTAATCTTGAGATAAGACTATCTACAGATGAAGATAGACAACTTATAGATAATCAAGGTATGGAACTCCGCAGTAAGTTTACAAATGGTTATAGAGATATAACTAGAAGGAATAGAAGAAAGAATGGTAAATAATTATAACTTGGAGTATCAGCTTTTAAAGAAAAGCGGTGTTGTTAATCGTGCTCCTTCATCCATAACCACAGATTATAAAATGCATCTAGATGACTATGATGAATGCAAGTGTGGATGTAAAGATACTCAATAACTTCTTAGCTTTGAAGTTGTTGTGATATAGTACTTAATATGAGTAAAGAATATAAAAAGGAAAATTACCCAGAAGGCACCTCTAGAGAGAACGTTCTAGATGACATCATTGATCACGATGATATTAGATTAATTGTTCTAAAACAATTCAACTATATGAGAATCAATGGAATAAACCTTGTCCAAGACGCGGATGATCTGGTTAATTTATACTTAAAAGTAAGCAAAGATTTCAAGTAAGAAATACCCTGATATCGTAAGGTAATGTGCTATACTGTTTAAAGTAACACATTTGTAAGAGGAGAGATATGGTTGAAGAGAGCCAAGAGAAGCAATACTCTACTGAAGAACTTGTTGCTATTGCTAATGATGCTTTAATGAAGAATAGACAACTTCAAGGTATGGTTAACGATTTAGCAGATAAAGTAAAAGCTAGAGAAATAGAAAATTCATCACTTAGAACAACACTAGGATTGATGCAGAACCAAACAGCAGGAGGAGAAAATGCCGAAGCAAGCACAGAAGAAGAATAGTTTACAGAATTTCGCAAAGAAAGATCCTACAACAGTAGGCTACACTCCTTGGCGTAAGAAAAATGCTCAAAATGAGAAATTGTGGAATGAAGCTGTTACTGGATATATGGAAGGCATAACTGCTTCCACAATAGCTAGGTGGCTACAAAACGAACATAAATGTCCTTTATCAACAGATCACATAAGACACGCGTTAAAAGAAGCGAAAAAGCGTGAAGAATCTTAGTGATTACGCAAAGATAGAATCTGAAAATAATTTAAAAACAACTAGAAAATCAGATAAAGTTCACCCTAAAGGGTGGGAACCAAAGTTTGAGCACGATGGTCAAAGAGGAGAGATAGTCTCTTATCCTCAAGATTCTCAAAAGATTAATGACTGGAATCAAATACTTACAGAATTAAACTTAGATCCTAATAAGTTTGATGTAGTGGAACCTGTACAAGTAAGAAGTTGGGACTCAGCTATTGATGGTGGAAAAAGGATGTACTATTATAAGGCTACAATAGTATCAAAGGAACTTAGACGAGACGATTTAGATTATAAACAATTAGTCTCCGATATTAAAAAACATAAGAAGAATCATAAACCCAAGACAACAACTAATAAAGATTCTATAGTTGTCTGCTTATCTGACTGGCAAATGGGAAAACCCGATGGAGACGGAACAGTAGGCATTGTGGAAAGAGCAAGTAAAATGATTCCTCAAGTGTTGGAATATGCTAACAACATAAACAAATTAGGTGCTAAAGTAAAGAATTTATATGTATTATCTCTTGGAGATATGATTGAAAATTGTGATGGTCATTACCCAAGTCAAACTTTTGGTGTACAGCTTAACAAGAGAGATCAATCAAAAGTAGTAAGACGTATAGTTACAGAAGCACTTATAGAATGGGCTCCACACTTTGAAAACATAGTTGTAGCTGCAGTTCCCGGAAATCACGGAGAGAACAGAAATAACGGTAAATCTTATACTGATTTAGCAGATAATGAAGATGTGGCTATATTTGAGCGTATTGCAGACGCTTTTAAACTAAATAAGAAGTCATTTGGTCATATTAAGTTTGTTTTACCAGATAATGAGTTAACTTTAACATTAGATATATCTGGTCATCCTGTAGGTTTGGTACACGGACATCAGTTCAGAACAGGTGGAAAACATAGCTTTCAAAAAGCATTAGCTTGGTTAAGTGGACAAGCAATGGGTAAATCTGACATAGGAGACGTAGATTTGCTTATATCTGGTCACTTTCATCATTATTTTTGCCAACCTAGAGGTGGCAGATGGTTTATGCAATGTCCATCACTAGATGGTGGTTCTGGTTGGTATACTGATGTTACAGGAGACCATAGTGGTCCCGGAACTCTTGTATTCTTAGCTTCTGCAGAAAAAAAAGAATACTTTTGGGAATATCCAAAAATCATTGAATAACACCTGTTAGAATGTTCTTATGAAATTAGATGTAATTAGATTCCAATTTGGAAAAGATGCTACTAATGGTCTTTTATTTATTGATGATGTCTTTGAATGTTATACATTAGAAGATGAGCATAGAGATGTAAAAGTAATGCACGAAACTTGTATCCCTGAAGGTGAATATAAGATAGAGTACAGAACTGTTGGTGGCTTTCATTCAAAATATACTGCTAGATATGGATCATTCCATAGAGGTATGCTTTGGATAAAAGAAGTACCGGGCTTTGAGTATATTTTAGTGCATACGGGTAATACCGATGAGCACACATCCGGATGTTTGATTGTTGGTGAATCACAAAGTGATCTTGATGTAAAGAAAGATGGTTTTATTGGTTCTAGCGGTACAGCATATAAGAAACTATATCCTAAAGTAGCTGATGCTTTAGATAAAGGTGAGGACGTTACGATTAAATATCATAACGTAAAAGACTTACTAGAGTCTGATGAAAAGATTTCAGACCTTCGAGGACAAGTAAAAATCCTTGAAGCTGAAAAACAAGGACATAACATAATCTAAGTTAGGAGTAGATATGCCTAAAGGTAGAGGTTACGGAATGAGTTCCGGCAAGCCTAAGAAGAAAAAACCAAAGAAGAGAGGAAAGTAATGGCGAAAGCTAAGAAAAAAGCAGATGCTAATTATTGGAAGAATGCTGCTATCAGAGGTGGTAGAACAGCTGTCCAAGCATTCGTAGCAGTTATGGTTGCAAACCAAGCTGGTATGTTTGAAGCAGATGTACTTATGGCTGCACTAGTTGCAGCAGCTTCAGCAATAGTTGCTGTAGCTCAGAATGCATTAGAAGATGCACCTTTTGACTTTATGTCT